TACTGGAGAGGTTTCCAGTCTAACATTTAATAGAGCAAATGTTAAGAAAGTTATTAATAAATTTAGAATAACTTTAGAAAATGAGTTAGAACAATTTGAAGTTAATGACGTATTGACCATACCTGGACAGACATCAAATACCTGTTTAGTATATTCTGTTTACTATTCGGAAAATATTAATTTTATTGATGTAATTGTTCAGACTGGAAGTTTTGCTGCTAATGATATATTAATTAATACATCTGGTTATACTGCATCTATTGTTTCCATTCAGAATGTTATTCAACTAACGGAAATTTTAGGTTCATTTAATGTGGGTGATTACTTTAGACAAATAAAATCTAATTCTGAAGCAGATGTAATCTCATACTACACTGAAAATTCTCCAATTTTAGATAGTAAAGGTGGAAAATTAACACTAGATACTGAATCATTAACTGATAAGTTCCATGTTTCAAATGTAGTTTATTCATCTACTAGTGTAGAATACTTGGATGTAATCGCATACGAAGGTACTCAAGTTAGCATAGGAAGTTTAGTAAAATCTACAAATATCTACAAATTATCAATCACATTACCAAATGTGGAATTAAATGAATTTGTAGTTGGACAACGTTTAGTAGATCAAACGAGTTCTGGAAAAGAATCAATTATTTTAAAATATGAAGAGGTAGGTCCAAACAAATTTATATACATTTCAAATATAAAAGATGATATATTATTCGATATTGGAGAGGAAGTAGCGTATTTCTCTCCAGATAGTTTCTTCCCAACTGGATTGGCATTAATTGATGATATTATTATTGATGAGTCTGTAGCATATGGATTTGTTGAGAAAGTTATAACTATTGGAAATATTGATCGTATTTACCTTAGTGGAGTTGAGGGTTCATTTAATCAATATAGTCAATTGATAGCATCCGACTACAAATCTGGTATTGTTGATACTAAGAAAGTTGTTGGAAGGGTATCTAGATCATTCAGGGGATTTGATGGAGTCCAACAAACATTTAAACTAACATCAAATAGTGGAACTCCATATTTCCCAGACTCTGATGGGTATGTACTAGTTTATATTAATGGAATTCTACAGCCTGCAGAAACTTCATTTAATACATTCAGTGATGTTATTGAATTTTTAGAACCCCCAGAATTAGGAGCATCTTTCCATGGAACTTATGTTGGAAAATTAAGAAAGTTAGATGATATATCATTCGAATTTGATTCTTTACGTAGTAGTTTTAATTTAAAACTTAATGAAGTCTTTTACTCCTTAACTATTACCGATGGAGTACAATCCACAAACATAAGACCAGAAAATAATATTATAGTATCGCTAAACGGAGTTGTTCAAGAACCAGGAGTGGCATTTGAAATTGTTGGTTCTAGAATCAACTTCGCAGAAGTCCCTCGTGCAGGAAGTACATTTGTTGCTTATTCTTATATTGGTTCTGATGCTGACGTTATTGCAGCGAGAGTAGTACCACCCATAGAAAGTGGAGATCAATTACAAATTGAATCTGAAGATGTGGACAGAACTGTTGCTATTGTAGAATCATCAAATTCACTAATCACATTTGATTATTTGGGTTCTGTATTTGGAAGAAATGCTGAGGCATTATCAAACCTAATCACTGGCAGAATCAAATCTGTGCAATTAACGTCTGGAGGTGATGGGTATACATCATCACCAACAGTATCATTAAGTTCACCTACGGGTTTTGATGGACAAGTTAGGGCACAAGTCGGAATATCTAGAGTTGATGTTATTACAACTGGTTCTGGTTATGCATACCCAGAAATAGAAGTAATAACAGAAGTTCCAGAGGTAGAAGATACATCTACATTCGACTCTGCTTCGGCAACATTTGATATCTCATTTATAACATTTGATGCTTCATAAATAACAGTATAGGAGTACAAGAAAAAATGGCAAAACAATTAATAAATGTTGGAGCATCTCCGAATGATGGCACTGGAGATACATTAAGATCCGCTGGACAAAAAATCAACTCCATGCTTAATGAAGTATATGATAAATTGGGAGATGGTTCAAACATAACAATTGATATTGAAAGTTCATCTACAATTGGACAAGTTTTGAGATCAAATGGGATAGCATTTATTAATGCTCCTTTAAATTATACAGATTTGATAAATAGACCAACTATTCCTGCAGCTCAAATTAATTCCGATTGGAATTCTACTTCAGGATTAAGTCAAATTCTAAACAAACCTATTTTATCATCAGTTGCGATTAGTGGTGTATATAGTGATTTGACTGGAAGACCAGACTTATTTTCTGGAAATTATAATGACTTATCCAATAAACCATTCATTCCTGCATCTCAAGTTAATTCCGATTGGAATTCCACTTCTGGAATTAGTAGAATTTTAAATAAACCAACACTATCTACAGTTGCAATTAGTGGATCATATAATGATCTATTAAATAAACCAACACTATCTACAGTTGCATCCACTGGATCATACGACGATCTAACAGGCAAACCATCGCTATTTTCAGGAAATTACTCAGATCTATCAAATAAACCATCAATACCATCAAACATACAAGATCTATCCAATGTAGATATACTTTCCCCAACTACTGGACAAGTTTTGAAGTATGATGGTACTAAATGGGTCAATTCGATTGATGACGTTTCTTCTGGTGGAGGAGGAAGTTCTTTACAGCAAAGAGGAACTCTAACTGTCACCACTGGTCTTATTGCTAATGGCGCTTCCTCTAATGTAGCAGTTATTGGATTTAAAAGTTATGCCTTGTTAAAAATAGAGACTAGTGCAGCTAGTTGGATTACCATATATACGTCAAATCAATCCAGAACATTAGATTCTGGAAGATCGGAAACAACTGATCCCCTCCCAGGATCTGGTGTTATTGCAGAATTAATTACTAGTCAATCAGCAGTACAGGCAATGACCCCAGTTCCAATTGGGTTTAATGATGATCCAACTCCATCAGAGAACATATACTTAAAAGTTGTCAACAAAACTGGATCTGCGGCAAATATATCCATAACAATTACTGTACTACAACTGGAGGCATCATGATGGAAAATATCTATGTAGTAACTTTAAAAAATTATTACGATCTAGATAATTTCTATGATGATATGGAGACTCCTGGTGGAAATTTATATATACCAAATAGAAAAGTTGAATGTTCTCTTCGCAGAGATATTAGTAGAAATACTCATTATCTATTGACCGAAGAGGAATGTGAAACTCTTAGGGAAGATCCTAGAGTAGTGGCAGTCGAAAGGTTGCCATCAGAATCAAATATATCACCAACTCCTTATTGGACTCAAACTGCAGATTTCCAAAAAAGTCCAATTATTACTTCTCAAGATAAAAATTGGGGTTTGCTTAGAATTATAAATGGAGGTCAGACTAGTGGGTGGGGAACCAACGGTTCCTTTAGTCAAAGAAGATCTACAATAACTACAACAAGTTCTGGAAAAAATGTTGATGTAGTTATTGTAGACACTCATATTAATCCAAATCATCCAGAGTTTGCACTTAATGTGAATGGGACTGGAGGTTCTAGAGTCAATTTAATAGATTGGTTTCAATATAGTTCTAATATTGGAGTATCTACTACTGGACAATATAGTTATTCCAATATAAGTGGTGGTCATGGTACTCACGTTGCTGGAACTGTTGCTGGAAATACTCAGGGATGGGCGAGAGATTCAATAATTTATAATATTGACTACAATTATTCTGGTACAAATAAACCTGGGGGAGACTGGGCATTATTACTTTTTGATTATATTAGGTACTGGCACAAAAACAAACAAATTAATCCAACAACTGGTAGAAGAAATCCAACAATTTGCAATAACAGCTGGGGGTATACACGTAATAACATAAATCTTCAAGATGTTCAGCAGGTAATGTATAGATCTACTGTTATTCCAGTTAATGGTCCAGATGCCAATAGAAAAACTATATTGGAAACTAATGGAGTTCCAGTTCCATTTGATACTTTTTTATTCAGAATACCAGCAAGGGTTGCTGCAGTAGATGCCGATATGCAAGATGCTATAAATGATGGAATCATTATGGTTGGGTCAGCTGGCAATGCATACTGGAATTGTAGTACATCGTCAATTCCCGATTGGAGTAATTTTATTATTGCAAATGGACAGCAAATATTTCATAGTAGAGGATCTTCTCCATCTGCAAGTTCAACTACAATTTGTGTAGGTAGTGTTGGAGTAGCTACCCAAGAATACAAATCACCTTTTAGCAATTATGGGAAAAGAGTGGATATATATGCCCCAGGATCAAATATAGTATCTTCGGTATATGACACCAATTCTGGTCCAGAATTTGGAATTACTTTAGTAGATGATCCTAGATCATCTTCATATAAAATTGGTTCTATTTCTGGTACTAGCATGTCCAGTCCACAAATATCTGGATTATTGGCATGTTTAGCAGAACAATTACAAAATATAAATCAAGAAATTGCTAGGGAATATATTCTCTCAAGATCAAAAATTAATCAAGTAGGTTTTACTAGTGGCGCAGCAGAAGATTATACTTCGTTAGG